CTGAGCCTGGGCGCGCCGGCGACCCCGACATTGTCGGCCGCGGGTAGCAGCGCGACACTTCCCGCGGGAACTTATTACGTCAAGGTGGTCGGCCTGACCTTCGAGGGGTACCAGAATTCGGGTGTCGTGAACGGCGTTGCCACCTCAATGACCGTTACGGGCGCCGACGGGAAAAGCTATATGCTGTCGGGCGGTTCGTCGAACATTAGCTCCGAAGCCAGCCTCGCCGTGACGCTCGGCCAGACGCTGTTCTGCAGCGTCACCCCGATGCGTGGCGCGGTAGCCTACGCTTGGTTTGTCTCCAGCGCCACCGGCACCGAGACGCTGCAGGCGATCACGACGATCAACAGCTTCGCCATCACCGCCCCGCTCAGCACCGGAAATCAGCCGCAGACCGCGGTCAACGCCGACAACTCGGCAAACTCAAGCTATGCCTATGATGGGCTGCTGACCACCGCGCTGAAACCCGGATCAAACGCTTATGTCAACATCATGCCTACCGGCACAGCGGGCATGGGGACGCCGTTGACGGCATCGGGTCGTGGGTCGGTTGTCGAAATCGACACCATGTTTCAGAAAATGTGGGACGGCTTCGAGGTATCACCTACCGTACTTTACGTCAATTCTCAGGAACTCAAGAATATTACCACCAAGGTTCTGTCGAACTCGTCGGGACCGCTGCTGCGCTTCGACTCGCCGGCAGACGGGAGTGGTGGCGAATACCAAGTGACCGCATCCGGAGTGGTGCAGTTTTACTACAACCCGTTTGCGATTAACGGCGGCCTCCGAATCCCGGTGCGGATTCACCCACGGGTCCCGCCCGGCACGATCATCGGGTGGGCCGAGAACCTGCCGATTCAGTACCAGTCGAACGAAGTGCCGAATGTCGCTGAGATCAAGACCCGGCAAGATTACTACCAGATAGACTGGCCGGTCATCACCCGCCAACGTCAGGTTGGCGTCTACGCCGAGGAAACGCTCGCGGTTTACGCGCCCTTCGCAATGGGCGTCATCTGCAATATCGCAAACGGCTAAGCTACTGCGAAGGGACGGTCGCGTCAGCCCCCGGGGTTCGGCCGGGGGCGGCGCGCATGCTCGATAACGCCCCGCCTCGGCTTCGGCCAGGTCGGCGCCAATCATGGAACGATGTGCCACTGCTGAGGGCTTTCTCACCATTTCGCGAGGGTTTACCGTGACCAGATCACAGCCGTCTCGGTCAAAGTATTCAAACATTCAGCCGGCGGAGACATATCTACCCTCTGAAGCGATTTGGGGGCGCCCGACACCCTGCAACGTTCGCCGCTGCCAAGCCGGCCAAAGGCAGATCCCATGGCCTTTGGCGATCTGACGACACTCGGCGATGTCAAGTCATGGCTGCAGACAGGGCAGAACGCCTTTCCCACGACAGATGATGCATTGCTCACTCGGTTGATTACCGCAGCGAGCCAACTCATTCAAACTTGGCTAAATCGGCAGATTACTTCGCAGGATTGGATCGAGACGCGCGATGGTTTGGGGAACCTCCTCGGCCCGAGCGACGTGCGGTATCAATTCGCAGCATTCCCGGTTACCGCCGTGAGCCGCGTGGTCGTTGACGGTATTGTGATACCGGCGATCCCCACGCCAGCACAATCCGCGACGGCTGCGGTCGGCACGATCGCCGCGCAGAGGGGATATCTCTTTACACCGACCCAGCTAGTGATTCGGGGGTATGCAGTGCCACGAAAGGCAGGGTGCGTGAGCCTGCAATATACCGCAGGCTATGCAGTGCCGCCGGCAGACCTCTCCCAGGCCTGTATCGAACTCGTGGCGCTGCGCTACCGTGAGCGCGGTCGTATCGGAGAGGTTACGAAGGCGATCGGTGGTGGACAGACAGTATCATATTCGCAAAAGGATATGAGTGATTCGATAAAATCTCTGATCCAGCAATACCGCAGGGTCGCTCCCATCGCCGGGTCCCTGATCTCGGTATCGCCCTAAGGCGTCGCCGGAGCTCCCATGGGGGTTGCATGATAACCGCCTATCTCGTGGGCGACCAGCGGTTGCTGCAGTGGCTGGACACCCTCCCGGGAGCAATCAATTCAGGGCTCGTTCGCAGCATCACCCGGCTCGGGATCGGCCTCCAGCGCACCTTGCAGCAAGATAATATTAGTGGTCGGGTGCCGACAAGCCGCACCGCGCGACTGATGTCGAAGTCGGATTTTCGTGTCGAGCAAAGTGATGGGACCATCACTGCAAGCATATGCCTCGATTTCCATAATGCCGTTTGGAAAGACGGTCTGGCCGGCACGACCAATGTCAGAACCAGCCTTCGGCGCAGGCGAGAAGCCTTCATCAGCCCCAGCGCTGGTAAGGTGATCGGTGCGCCAGCGGAGAATGGCGTGCCGGGTCTTGCCGAACCCTCGTTTCTCCGTTCGGCACTCGAAGATACGACCTCGGCGGTTCGCGACGAAATCGACGCGACGCTGGCGCAGGCCATATCGCAATGATCGCGTGCAACGCCGTTGGTCGAACAGCACTCAGGTTTCACCGAGCAGCCGATGATCATCCGTGAGTCGATTTATGCGGCGCTCTGGGCGCTCGGCGTCGGTGCGGCGCGCTTTGCCGCCGCAAACCGTCGCCTACGCCATTGGACCGACCTCGCACCGACGGAGCAGCCCGCGCTGTTTATGAGCGAAAAGGGCGGACACGCCGCGACCAAGGCTCTGGGAGCGCCGATCGTATGGTCCCTTTACGCGGACTTCTACATCTACGTGCACTCGAGCGACCCTTACTTGGCTCCGGCAACGCTCCTCAACCCGCTGCTCGATGCGATTGAAGCTGCACTAGCGCCATCGGCAGTGACGGGGGTTCAGAACCTCGGACTGCCGGCGATGGTGCAACACGCTTACATTGCCGGGAAGGTCGAGACCGATGAGGGCGTCCTCGGGGACCAGGCGATCGCAATCCTTCCGATTGAGATCTTGTGCGTCTGACCACGCCTCCAATACGGCCTCTCGGCGGCGGCTCGACGGGCCCGGTCGCTAGGGCGCTGGCGAGAGGCTTTTGAGAGGGAGTATATGACATGCAATTGAGCTTCGGCTCGGGTGCCGTGTGGGGCGAGCGCACCGATGTGACCGGCAACGGGGTTGGCCCGCGTCAGTTCGGGGTGCTGCAAGATATCCACATTGACTTCGATTGGACCGACAAACCGCTGTACGGCCAACTCCAGTTTCCCGTGGCCGTCGCGCGCGGGCAAGGCAAGATCACCGGTACGGCCAAGTTCGCCCAGATCCTGGGCCTGCTGTATTCTGACATTTTCTTTGGCCTAACCCCGGCCACCGGCCAGTTCGCGGTCTCTCAACTCGAAGCCGCCAGCATACCGGCGGTAACGCCTTATACTGTCGCCGTAGCTAATGCGGCGAATTACAACGACGATCTCGGTGTTGTCTACGCTGCCAGCGGCAGGCGTTTCAACCGGGTAACGACGCCTTCCGCCGCGGGTCAATACTCCGTCAACTTTTCTACGGGGATCTACACTTTCTCGTCTGCGGACGCGAGTGCTGCTGTGATGATCTCGTACACCCACAGCATCGCGAACTCGGGCAGCAAACTCACGATCACCAATCAGCTCATGGGCACGACGCCGACCTTTAAAGCGACGTTCTATACGACGTATGGCGGAAGCGGAACAGCATTGCGCTTGAATGCCTGTATGGCAGACAAGCTGTCGCTTCCGACCAAGATCGACGACTGGACGATTCAACAGCTCGATTTTAAAGCCTTCGCCGATGTCTCAGGGACGATCGGGTATTTGAGCACGGTGGAATGATGTTCCCGGGTGTGACGATAACGATGGGCGGCCGTGATTGGGTTGTCCCGCCGCTTACGCTCGGCCAGCTGCGCCGGCTGATGCCCAGGGTGCGGCAGCTGACAGAGATCGACGCCTCTATGAGTGAGATGCAGATCGGGGTGCTGGTCGAAATCGTCGCTGCTGCGCTGCAGCGCAACTATCCTGATGCCACAGCAGAGACGGTCGAGAACCTGCTCGACCTAGGCAATGCGGGCACTGTCCTAAGTGCGGTTCTGACAGGATCGGGTTTAAGGTTGCGCGAAGGCCGTCTGGGGGAAGCGTCGGCCCCCGGGCCCGGCTCGGGGGCAACGTCGACGATCGCGGATCAGCGCTCGGTCGAAGAGACGGGGAGGGCTGGGAACATATCTATGGCCTCCTCGCCACTGCCTGCGGATACAGCTACCCAATCATAGACGAAATGACGCTCTTCGATTTCGAAGAGCTTACCAAGTATTGGGCCGAGCATCCACCGCTGCATATCCTCGTCGCGGCGTATCTCGGCGCCGGCAAGCAGCACCGCCGGCCGACGGGGCCGAGCCTTGACGATTCAAGGAATGCGGAAGGCTCCAATCCCGAAGAGCTCCGCGCTGAGCTTGGACCAGGGTTCCGCACCGGCGATGTTCACGCCGGGCTGACGCCAGTAGTACTCGACTTTGCCGAACTGCGGCGTCAGGCGTCAGAGGATTGAAGCTGTCATGGGTTGTGGAAGTAGCTGAGAGGACACCATGTGGTCCTCGATTAATTGAGAGACGATTATGGCCGACCTTGAAACCAGCGTCGTCATCAGCGCCCAGACCGATGATCTCCAGTCAGGAATGGAGGCCGCGGCAAACGCGGTACGAGCAGCCACGGGGGAGATGCAGGCTCAGTTCGCGGACATGGGGGTCGCTGCGCAGCAGGCGCAGTTGCACATCAGCGACGCCACGACACAGGTCGGGTCGTCGATCGGCGAACTACAGCAAAAAGCTGCAAGCCTCGCAGGTTCAGTCAGTGAAAGCGTCATTCCCAACGCTGCGCTCGGATTTGACCGAAATCAGCAGGAGCAGCTTGACCAGGAAGCTCTTGCCTACGAGAAGTACGTCGACAGAGTACAGGCACTCGATGCCAGACTGGCAGAGGAAAACAAGAGGGCCTGGGACAATACGGTGGCGCCGATCGAGCGCGCGATCGATCGTTCGGTAACCGGGATCATTCTGGGCACGACCACCGTACAGAAGGCTCTGGCAAATCTGGCGCAATCGATAGTGGCGGAGTTTGTCAACTCGGCCGTCAAGGGCGCTCTAGGGCAGATTGGGGCGCTTTGGGGTGCCGGTGCGGTAGGCGGCAATCAGGACTTCTCGGGAGCGCTTACGGGCGCTGGCGAGGCGGTCGTGGGCAGCGGGGTTGCCCAAGGATTAGGGTCCACGGGTCTGTTTGGGGCGGGTGGGATCATTGGCAGCCTCTCTGAGGGAATCAGTACCTTGTTTGCCTTTCAACAGGGCGGCATCGTCCCGAGCGCGCAAGGAGGGTGGGCGGTACCAAGCCTTGGGCCGGGGGGCGTTCTCGCGCAACTCCACAGCAACGAGATGGTGCTGCCGGCGAACATCTCGCAGGGGCTGCAGGCAATCCTGGCCGATCCGTCGGTCGCCAATGGCAGCGGGGCGGGAGGCGGCGGCTCTGTCATCGTCAACATCTCTGCTATCGACAGTCAAGACGTCAAACGCTTCTTCCACAGCAATGGAGCCATGCTGGTCGATGCTCTCAACAGAGCCACGCGCAACGGCTCGTTACTGCGGACCGCCTAATGGCGTTGATCTTCCCGGCCCTCCCTGGGCTCGCGTGGAGC